TCCCAGTCTTTGGGGTTGGGCGAACCATACTGATTCGTGAGCGCGTCTATGCCTCGTGCATACTCATCTGCTCGGTTGGCCTTCTTCCTCAGGTCGCGCTCTTCCTGTCGGTAGAAGATGCCTTGCAGCAGTGCGCCGCCCTGTAGGGCAGAGTTAAAACTATCAGAAAAGTTACTGGCCATGACGTCCTCTTATAGAAAGAAAGCTAAAGCGAGTCCTGCTACGGAAGCCGCCATCTGTGACTTCTGTGCGCTGTCAGCCGCTTTTGCGTTTGCGTTTGCGGCCTCTCGACCAGCCTGTAAACTGGATGCGGTCGACAGGTCACGATTCACGCCCTGCTGGACGTTGCGGCCAATACCTATCAGAGATGCGGTGCTCTGCATGTTTTCGTCTTTGACTCTGCGGCGGGTCAGGTTCTCAACGTTCGCCTGATTCCGAGCAGCATCGAGGCCGCGCGCTTTGGATAGCGAAGCCTTCTGCCGTTGGTTCAGGGCTACGCCTGTACGGGACAGGTCGCGCTTAAACGCCTGTCGGCTAATTTTGTTCTGCTGACCGAGAGTCTTCGCTGCGCGATTAGCCTGCTTGTTCCCGCTCTCCTTGGTCATGCCGATCAGCTCTTTTTCGAGCGGAGCGAAGCGTTCTTCGTAGTCTCTGTCCTGCGCGCGAATAACCTGCGCCTGCATATCTTGTGGATCGTTGCCGGCGTAGTCAATCAGATTCGACTTAGTCGGACCTGTGTCTTCTGGTTTTAAGAAGTCTTCTGCGAAAGCCATTACTGTTTCTCCTCTTTCAGCCCTTGGAAGTTCGTGCCGAACTTGTTATCGAGCTGGCCTTTCAGAGAGTCCATGCTGCCGATGTTACCCAGCGCAGTACCTGCGAGAGTACCAACCGCCGCAAATTTCGAATTCTGTTTCTGCACGTCGACGTTCAACTTGTTGATCGCCGCGCCAGATGCTGTCCGGGCTGCGTCAGCCATGGAGACATTACTCATGTCCTGCAGGCCGCGACCAAAGGCAGACATCTTCTGTAGACCCTTCATCTTCCGGGAGCGTTCAGCCAAATTAACTCCGGCTACTGCTTCGCCGCGCGCTGTCCCGCCGCTGATACTATTCATGCCGCGGGCCATAACGGATTTACCCTGCCCTGCCTGTCCTCTGGAAGCTGCAGCTATTCCTGCGTCATTCCCTTTCAACGCCTGCGAGACGTCGGAAACGGCCGCACCGCGGTTTTCCTCCATCTCCCCTTTCGACGCAGTCAAGGAAGCGATAAAGGAATCTTCCAGCGGAACGAACACCTCTTGGTGCTCATTATGACGCTTCGCTGCGCTTTCCGCAAGCGCTCTTTCCTGCTCAGTCGGTTCGATCTTTTTTGGTCCGCCGCCTAAACTCATGTCAACCCCTCTTTGTACTCTATAAGGCTATCCTCATGGATGTGCCTGCGGATTTCTGGGCTCCACGAGGTTGCCCACTCGTAGCCGCCGATAATATGTGTCATGTGGATGACGATGCTGTAGAGGTTATCCCGAAGGACAAAAGCAATGTTCTTGTCCTCATCGCTTCCCTGTTCCAGCACATTGGCGTCCATCCAATCCTGAACGAACGCTTGGGTCATCGGGGCCAGCGTACCGATGTGCTCCCGGAAGAAGGGGTTCATCGGGATAGCTACCAGCGAGTCCCATACGGCCCGGGTCATCTCGCTTTTCGTGACCGGCTTATCGCCATCTACTACGTCATCGAATACCTGACTTACCCGAGCAAGGGTCTGAACGTAATCGACCGCTGCGGGGTGGCCTTTTAAGACCGTCTGCAGCATCGTTTCCTCGTTGGCTCTAGGCATATTGGTAATTATGACGCCTAGTATACGGGGCTGCAGAGTTAAATACGATGCGAGAGGGCTATTACCGCCTTCGCGAGCAGCTTCAGGACCGCCTTGGCCTCGGGCAAACTGGTCACGTTAGCCTCGATCCAGTCCGCTCCTTCTTGCGGAGACTTGGCCATAAGCACTTGTAGCGCGGCGTCTTTCTTGGCCTCACCCTTATCGCGAATCCGTTTGGGGGGTTGCAGGTTACGTGGCATTTATGGTTACCTCGCGCTCAAGTAGGCGAGGGCTCCGGACGTGAATTCTGTACGCGCCCTCCCATCCAAAAGTCAGAACTTCATCGACTAGCGAGTACTCGAAGGAGTCAATCAATTTGTCCTCGAAGTACACGCTGACTTCATCACCGTCGTTCATGCCCAGCATATGGACTGCGTCGAACCCGTCCGCTGCAACGGAGGTCTTACTCACGTCGAACGTAGCCGGAGAACGTGGGACGACGGTCGTGGTGCTGAGGTCGACGTACTCGGTCCTTTGGTCTGCGACCCCGGCTATAGCGGCGAACCCCGGACCATAACCCTCGGCCTGTACGGTCGGGTCACCCACCGAACCTGTAGCCTCGATTACCCCAGTCGAAGTATCGTACACGACATAGCTGCTCATTTTTTGGTTCCTATTGCAAACAGCGCGCCTGACTCTGCCCTGCGGTTGCTGCCCGAGCTACATTTAGCTCGGACCAAGAATGTGTGGTTGCCCGAGGTCGGGGAGTCTTTGACCCAAGCTATAACTCCACCTTGGGCGCCATTAACGTTGATCGTTACCGTTTCTTGGGTGCCGCCATCGTATTGTATTTCCAGATAGATATCCGCGGCCGCGCCGCCATCAGTGAACTCCCCGTTGTAGATAGCGAAGAAACTATCTACCAGCGCGCCCGTGGTGCCAGCGTTGACTGTTACAGAGGCCAAAGTAGTCCAGCTGCCGGAACTGAGGCCCTTAAACGAAGTGAACCCAGCACTGCCCGGTACTGTAACAGCTTTGCCTGCGATCTTCAAGGTGTCGACCGCGAGGTCTTTGATCTTGCCGGTGGTCACAGCCAAGTTCTCGATGTAAGCCGTCTTGATGGCGGCCGAGGCCATGTACGTACCAATATTGGTGTTAGTGACTTTATTCGCAGAATGAATGAATGCGCTCGAAAGGTTCGCGCCTGTCGACAACAGGATAGTGCCCGCACTGTTGCGGATCGTCAGTTTGTTGGCAAGGATCTCGCCGGAGCCGCTTCGCGTTTGAATCTTCCAGCCGGCATAGGTTCCGCTCGCGCTGTAGTCATCTGACTGGATAGAGTCGCTGATCTTCGCGGTATTAATCTGGGCATTGCCGATCTTTGCAGTCGTGATGGCGGCGTCCGCGAGGGCGGCCGTATCCACGGCGAGGTTCGCCAGCTGCAGGCCTGTAACCGCACCGTTGGAAATGTTACCCGCCAGTATGACGCCGTACACGCCGGGGTTGCCGCGGTCCCACACCATGCTTTCGTACTCACCGCCGATAGTGTTTACAGCGACCTGCGTGTAAATAGGATAGGTGATGGTCGGGGCAACCGTGGTCCGAACAACGCTACCGTTGACGCGGTACACCACGTCGAGCCCCTCGATCGATACCGACAGCGTGTCGCCGTCCGCCGGGGTGATGCCCGCAATGGTAGCGACGAACACCCCACTCTCGTAGACTTGATAGTTAGTAGCCCCGTTTGTGAACAGGACGAAGTCGGTATCCAGATACGACGTGATGGTGTTATCTGAGCCAAGACCGGCCATCCCCTGTATCGCAGAGACATCGCCCGTGCTGAACTGGAAGAAGGCGTCGCCGTCGGCTACAGCGGCCGTCGATGCCGCGGCTGCATTCCAACCGCCGGTACCGCCGGTCTTTATTACGCCGCCCGTTACGTTATCGACGGTCAGGTTGGCTACGTTGGTCCACTGCACCGGTAACGCGCCGACGAGTACGCGTCCTGCTTCTGACGACGTACCGGGGGTTGCATTGTATGGGCCGGGGAGGCCCGTTGTGTTCACGTGGCGCGCCCAGTAATAAACGACGTCACCTTGATCAATGTTGTCCGTGTATACAGCAGCCCCGGTCTGCCCGACCTTGACCGCGGTGCCGAGGTTGTCCACGGAGTTGCGCCATATTTCTGTATGCGCATGGTTCGTCGCAGTGTTAACGTCCCACGACACGATGACCTTCAAGACGCCCGCGCTAACCGTGAAGTTCGTGGGCTTGGTCGGTATGGTAGGATCCGGTATAGGCGTGAAGATGCCGTCGTCGGGTGGGATAGTACTGATGCCCCCCGCCGATGTAGACTGGATCAAATTTGATTCGGTGAGGTCCCGCAGGGTAAGCACGCGGTCCAGTTTGTCGCCACGCTCCCCTTTCCAAACGCCAATGAGCTCTGCTACCGCACGCGCGAAGGAGTCGTTAAGCCGGTTGGTTACTGCAGGAAGTTTTGTCTTCTGGCCCATTATCTCAACTCCGGCAATCTTGTTGCAGCGCGAAGTGCATGTAATGAGCCTCCCGTGGTGTCGGGTCGAGTTTTAATTTCGATCTGGAACTTGCGGCCTCGGTACCCGCCACGCATCTTGCGCGCTTCGCCGTCAACCGCACGGTAGGTATTATCCAACACGCCGTCAACGTAGAGTTCGACGTCGAACTCATCAACGGAATCGCCCAACACCTGCAGTACCCCAAGCCAAGTTGGGGACAGCATTTCGTATGTCTTGCTACGCCACCGCATATCGAGGTAAGTTGTAGCCGCGTCCCACTTCTTGATGTTGCTGCCTTCGGCAACGTACAGAATATCGGTGGGCGCGTCGTAGTGCGCCGCTGTGAATACTGACGTAACATCCATAATGCCGCCGTCAGGCGCGTTCGGATTGATGATGAATCCGCCCGGGGTCGGGGAGTCATAGAAGCAGAAATACAATCCTTCCCACACAAACCCCTTCATCGTAGCCGGGTTCAGTGTCTGCCAGTCCTCGCGCGAGAAGATGCCGGCCGTGATTATAGAGGTGCCCATCGCCTTCGAGGCGAACACCAAGCCGTCTGGACTCGCGTAAACAACGCCTGTGCCGACATCGGCGACGCTGCGTTTCGACGTGCATGCCTGCAGGATATTGAGCTCGGTCAATGTCATGCTGGCCGGATCGATGCCAGTCGCGACATACGGCCGCTCCTTCGTGGTCACGAGCAGGGAGTTGTCATCGAGTGGAGCGATACCAACAATATCCGTCTTAGTGTTGATCTGGTACGACACGGGCCATGCCTGCGGTTGCCCAATAGGGCTGAAGCACAATACGTTGTCGAAGTGGCCCGCGAGATACCCGCCGGCCATAGCAGTGATGCCGATCATGCTTGCGCTCGGCAAGTCGTAGTTCTCTGTCGGCAGGACTTCTGCCAACTCATCTGCAGCCGTGGTGTCTTGGAACACCCCGCCGAAGTTACTGCCCCCGCCGACATACAGAAATTCGGTGGTCGAACTGCCGGTCGATGTGCGGTACACACGGTAGCTGGCGATGTTGTAGTTACCTGCCGGGATCGCCGGGATGGTAACGTCTACGGCCTGTCCTTGCTGCCACTCGGCCTCAACAGAGGGCGGCGACGGCTGACCTTCGGAGCCCATATTGTCAACGCACGTGACAACATAGAAACGAGAGTCAATAGGATCGTCCACATCGTCAGGGGTGCCAGTTACGGCAACTCCCGGAGCAACGCCGATGGGAAAGGAGCCCACTACATATCCGGGTGGCGGAACGCCTAAGAGATACGAGGCGAACGGGTAAGGTGCGGCTCCACCTGAAATAATTGAATTGTAAGTTATCTTCGGCGCGCCGTCGCCCGTGAAGATCAGTCGATCAAAACTGTCCGAGCCAATCTGGGAGGGGGTCGCGTCAACGTCGGTAGTCCACTCGCACCAGATACTGCCCGGCGCGTACCAATATATGCTTTCGAGAGTGCCGCCGACTGTCTTGGCCTGAACCTGCAGGGTGTCCCGCAGTGGCTTGAGTTTGTTACCTTGAAGGCGGCAGTTTTCCGCGACGGTTGCATAACCGTCAGGCAGCACCGCATCGTCAACAACCGGACGTCTGCCGAAGAACTTGAGTATATTGAGGAGAGCCATTAAAGGCCACCGTACTTGACTTTCCGCACAACCCCTTTCATATTACTGTCGGTGGCTTCCTGTGTTGCTTCCTCGGTCTTGGCCGCGAACATGCTTTGGTAGTAATCGGACATCTGCGGTGAGGACCATGACTGCCCGGGGATGCCGTACAAACGCGCGTATGCACCAGCCAAAAGGGCGTCGGACCAATCTGACACGAGCCGATCGTCGAGGGTCGTGGCACCAAGAACTGGGCGCCAAGCACCACGGACTACGAGGCCACTGGTGAAAGTAGTTGCCGACAGCGGAGCGACCAGCACATCATTCAAAGTGTCGCTGAGCGTGATGAAGTCCGAACCGCCAGTTTCTGTGCGCCATTTCGGGTTGATCACATCGAGCTGTGAAGTCGTCTTCCGGGTTAGTCTGTTACCGTCGAGGGTTGCGCTCACGACGTCGATGAGTTCGGTATCTGTCGGGGGCGTCAGCGTGACATTAAGGGTGTCGGCCGTCACCGTCCCGGTTACATTCTGCCGCAGTACACGCGTTTGCTTGCAGAACTCCCGTGCCGCTTCGAGAATCACGCGGTCGATGAGCAGGTCGTTCGCCGCGGGTATCTGTGTGATTACCAGCGTGCGCATTGTGGTGAGAGCCGTCATTTATTTTACCCCAGTCGCTGACTTGAACGCCGCAAGGAACGTCTCGGCGCGTCCGGGCTCCTGTAAATCGGTATCTTCCGACAGACCTCGCGAGACAATGTAATCCGTAATAGGCTCAGCGAATCGGTCGGGCAGGGATATAGCGTCGCCCATGGTTACTACTGTGGGCAGTACACCATATTCCATGTCTGCTAAAGTACCGCCTATGCGAGGCGGGTACAAGTAAAACTCGGTTTGGTTGGTCGGGCTGCGCATCCACATGGTCGTGGTGTCACTCGGCGTACTGTTCTGCCACGCGGGGGCTTCCCGGTCCAGTGAAACTTTGTCGACCACTCGCAGGCCATCGACGCCCAAAGGAACGATGCCGCCGGCGGGCAATGACTGCCGCGCGCCGGGGACGCAAGAAATGTCCCCGACGGTAGTGCTAGCCGTCGGAACGTCAGTCGCGATACGGTTTTGGGCTTCGTTGAGCCACGCCAACAGAACGTCGACGGGCCAACGAGTATTGGTTTCGTCACCCAGTAAGCGGGCGGCGTTGCCTAGTATGGTATCGGACGAGACGGTCATTAGCCAGCCTCAACTGATTCCCAAGCTGCTTCCAGCTCTTCGGCAGTGGGCTTGTGGCCCAGATATTTGGCTACCGGGGCAACTTTTGGTCGACCGGTAACGCCGAAATCGGACTTGTTGTTGTTGGCGATGACCGCCTCAACTGCGTCCACGACGTCCTGTTGCGTATAACCAACAACTGGCGCCTTCGGCTCCGGCTCTTCCAGATTGCCGGTGCCAACAACAGGAGCAGGGCTCACTGGAGCGGCGGCGCCTGTGGCTATGATTGTACCCTTCTCGTCGCACGGTACGCAACCAGCTGCATTTGCGGCGTCGTAGAGTTTGGGGATTACGAGTGTTGGAGCGTTTGCGGGGACGATCTGGTCGTGCGTTCCAGCCTCGTTACGGATAAGGATCTGTCGTAAAGAAATGTAATGCATAGTAGGGGTCCTATGGTTGTGGTTATTTGGCCATGTCGTCTTGCTTTCTCTTGCGACGCATTAAAGCGTCCATCGCTTGGCCAGCAAGTCCGCTGCCGAGTAAGTGCCGAGGAGAAACTTTCTTTTTCTTCGCCTTGACCTTCTTGGCTTTGGGTGGGCGTTTTCCGCCTTTCATGTTAGCCAGAGTGAATTCTACAGGATTTGCTCTACTCATGTCAACCTCAGAATGAAGTTAAAAAAAGGCCGGGGCGCGATGCCCCAGCCTTCATACTACTTACGCGCCAAGCAGAGTGTTGATGCGGATCAGACCGAAGTCTTCGTCCGTACCATCTACGTTGCTGCGGAAGACAGGCTTCAAGAGGCCCATCATCTTGCCGACGCTGATACCGAGCTGATTGTCGTAATCGAACTCGTCTTCAGACCAATACGGCAGGCCAATATCGGCCATCGCCAGAGCCTGTGCGCCCATGAACAGTACAGCCTGACCGTCCTTGGTACCAGTTGCGCCCCACTTGGAGCCAGAAGCGGCGCCCAGAGTGTTGTACACATGGCGGTGCTCATGGATCATGAGACCGTCAACGGTTGGGATTGCACCAGTCCAGACAGGGTTCTTGCCACCGCGGACCTGAGCGTTATTGACAGCGTTCTTGAAGTCCGCGTCAAGTTTCAGATCAGCAATACCGTCGGGAGTCATGAACACATGGTAGTATTCACTGTTGCCCGGACCCTTCACGCCACGGATGAACTTGTTCTTGGCGTAGGCTTTGGCACGAACCAACATTTCGTAGCTGGTAGTGGCCAGCGAGTCAGAGTTGGTGGAACCAGCGACCAGACCAGAAGTACCGTGCCAGCTGAGGTAGCGGTTGGCAGAAGGTGCAGTTACGGCACCAGCGAAGTCGAGGTCGCTGAAGTTCTTGCCTGCAGCCAAAACTGGGCGAGACAGACCGTTCAGGTACTCGGTGTAGTTGACACCAGTCAGCGTCAGGAACGCCAGCTGATCAACGCGATCGGCTAACCAGTAGCCCAGCACGTCTTTGGAGGTGTTACGGAAGTTGACGATCGTCTTCTGATCGGCAACACGACCCGCCATGCGGTTGGCATTACGCATCTGATCAATGGTGATTTCCTGATCATAGGCGTTGATCGCCTCTTCGTTGCCTTCCAGCTGGGCGTCGCCCATGATACCATCACCCGTCAGGTCAGTGACCAAAGAGATAATAGCGCGGGTGCCCTTCTGACTTTTGGTCAGTTCAGTGACACGTTGAATTACAGCGTTCGGACCCTTACCGGCGAAGCGCATGATGAAGCTGTGCTCGCGAGCAGCTTTCCACAGGTCACGAGACCACGCGGTAAGCTGGTTAGTATTGAGGCCACCAAAATTGGTTGTAGCCATTTGTAGTGCTCCTTGGACGTTTGTCCAGTGATAAATTAAAGTTAGGGTAGTTCTACTTCTGTAGTCCGAGGAGCGGTTACGCTGCTACCAAGCGAGTTTGGGCTCTTTTTTACGCCAGAGCTCGACGGCGAATATAAGTAATATGCACAATTTTCTGTGGGGCTGCAGAACTAATTTCGTTTTAATCAGAAAAAAGGGGACCCGAAGGTCCCCAAAGAGCCTTGCGGCTCGCCCCTAAACTGTGGGCTTACAGGAAGTCGCCGCGAAGCTCCTTCTTTTTGCTTTCAGGTAAAGCGTCGAACTCGTCTTCGGACATGGAGTCCAGATCGATCGACTTCTCGTGGCTGCCTTTCGGCATCTTGCCGGGCTGCTGGACTTTTGCTTTGACCTTCGTCCGCATAGCCTTTTTGGAAGTCTTCTTCTTCGGAGGCGGCGCCTCTTCCTCGCCTTCATCCTCGCCTTGCTCACTGAGAGGAACGATGTCGTTCATCTTGGCGACGTACTTGACAGCCTTGGCGATTGCCAAATCCGCTGTCATGCCGCTGTTGACGAAACCTTCGTGGAGGGACAGCACCTCGTCGACCAGCTCCTGCTGGAAACCTTCGGCACCCGGCTGCATGGTGGGATAGTCGGCCTCGAGGTCCTTGACAGTCTCCGCAAACGCCAACTCAATCTTGGTCTGCTCGCGATTGGCGGTGGAAGTCGTCATGATCGACGCGTTGATCTTGGCTTGTTCAGCCGCCCGGATTTCGCGCCGAATTTCCTGAGCCTTGTCAAACTCAGAGTCGACAACCAACTCCATGTACTCGCGC